ATTGTGCATGGTGTCAACATCGCAGTCCTCGTCCTTGAGCAGGTCGCTTACGAACACCCACGAGCGTGGAGTAGCGAACGCCTTAGAGACACTCTTGGGATCGAAGTCGTATAAGTCCTGCTTGGCAAAACCCACATAACCCAACACCTCAGGGTGAACGTCATTCATAACAGCCCACTCCTGGAAGTCATCAAAGTCTACCTTTGCTTCCAAGTGAATGAAACGGTTAGCCAGCGGAGCAGGCATACGGTATGTGACACCACGATCACCTTCACGGTTACCTGCGGCCACTACGTCAACGCCCTTGGGCAGTTCGTAGGTACCAACACGGCGGTTGAGGATCAATTGGTAGGCAGCGGCCTGTACCGCAGGAGGAGCAGAGTTCAGCTCGTCCAAGAAGATAATTGCGGTTGACTCTGGGTCAGTAGGAAGCTCTGCAGGGGGAGCCCAAACCATCTTGCCTTGATCTGCATTGTAATAGGGGATGCCCTTGATGTCTGTGGGTTCCCACAGGGCCAAGCGAACGTCAATGACTTCGCGACCTGCGTCCTCGCCAATCTGCTTGACGATGTCACTCTTGCCAATGCCTGGAGGACCCCACAGGAACACTGGACGACGTTTCTTGATTGCGAAACGGATTGATTTCTTTGCGTTCTTGGGACCAACTTGTCGAACGCTGATATCTGTACTCTTTGCCATAATAAGACCTCTTTCTTTTCTCAGTTAAAATTGCTTTCTCAGTGTTAATAGTATAACACCGAACACCACAGTTGTCAAGCTCTTTTTACGAAGTTTAATTGTGTTGTATTATCGCCACGAACACTTTTAATCTTTGCTTTGATAGTTAACTTCTGCCCTGCTTCTAAGTTATTATTATACCAGAAATCCACGAAACTGTCAACCAATTTCGCTGTGATACGATACTTGTTGTATTCTTGCGAATAGTAGCACTTGACAACCTCGATCTCACCTTGTATCTTGTCGCCCGGATTGCCCTGTAGTTGGGTAGAGTTCCGGACTTCACGTGCTAACTCGTTCCGGCTTTGATCGCGCAGCATCACAGAGGGCAAGCAGCTTACGATCGCAAACTCCAACATGTTCTTGCCCGTGAACTCGTCCATCTGTGCAATACGGAGGGCCTGCTGTTCGAACTCGTTGATCTTACCTGAGATCTGCTTGAGCAGAAAGCCGTTGAAGTAGTTGCGGATCTCGCGGCCCTTCTCGATGTCAGCCTCGGTAGCTGCTGTGAAGTTGTTGGTCCGGAGCCATTGTTTGACCAACAGCTTGTTGGCATCCTTGACCACTTTGGGTGGCGTGCCATCTTCGGGTGTGGTCCACACGGGCTCTTTGAAGTAGCCTTCGTTGACTCGATCTGCCGCTACTGCCAGTCCCCAAACCTGATCTGCTGTAAACATGTTCGCTCCGTTTTGTTACTTGATGTTTCTATTATATAGCCTCTTGCCCAAACTGTCAACCAGGCTGGAGTGCCGGTCAAAAGAAAAGGGTGTTGCGTTTCCACAACACCCTCAAAGACGCCCCGGGAGCGAATCGGCTTGTCTTTGAACGACTCTCTATGAGTCGATAAACAACCGCTTTAGAGCGTGATGCCCAGTGCCTTGGCCTTGTAGCCTAGAGCCACGATTTCACGTGATGGTTGACCCATTACGTATTCAGTAACAGTTACACCGTTGCCAGCTGTACGGCTGTTTGTGTAAACAGCGTAGCCTGCTTGACGGATGCGGCTGGCTTCTGCGGCCAAGTTACCGATGCCCATTTTACGAGCCTGGGCTGTGGTCAATGATTTGCCACTATGCAATGTTTTGAAGACCTTGAAAGTCTTTGTTTCTGGATTGAATCTCTTCATTTTTAAGTTTCCTTTGTTAGGCTGTTTTCTAACAGCGTCATACTAGTATATAGGAACAGCTGGGTAAGGTCAATACCCTGGTTCACCAATTTACTTCTTTACGGACACTTTCGTTTGGAAGAAGGCACTCATGATCAGAACAGCCAGCCAAGTCTGCCAAGTGTAAGGGATAACCAATATGGGAAACAGGGTGTTCAAGGCCCAAATTACCAGCCAAGGTCCCAACAGAACCAGGGCCACAATCAGCAGAGCAAACCCTACCACCAACATGATTTTATTCACTTTCGTACTCCGCTATCTCTTGTAGACGTTTAACTTCGGCCAGCTCTCGTTCGATCTCTTTCAGCTTCTTCTTGTTGCCCACGCTGGTGTTCTTCTTGTAGACCACCCACACGTGATCTTCACAGTAGCTCTTGCCCGGGAATACCTCCCGACCACAGTAGGTGTAGGGCGGCTCTACCTGCTCCGGCCCTATGTATTGGCACCCTCCCATTACACACCTCGCTTCATAACAGTTACTTCTGCCATTGCTTCCCAGTTGTCGGCAAATGCCTTACGCAATTGTGCAACCTTGAGCACCGTACGCAGGCTCAGCTCACGCAATTTAGAACGGTTGTTGGTGACAAAGTCCACAACATCAATCTTGGCCACATCGCTGAGCTCGTACTCGTCCAGCATACCATCCTGTACGATCTGCTTGATGCGGAGTACCTTCTCACGGTCTGTATCCATCTGCAGATCAATGTAGTGGCAACGGCTCTCAAGAGCGGCAAGGTGATCCTGTAGCTTCTTAGATCTCACATTCTCAAACTTGATGTTGGTGATAAAGATAGCACCAGCCTTGAACTCAAAGCGGTCTGGGATACCCTCTGAGCGCAACAGGCGACTGTCTGTGTTCCACGAGATAGTACGCTTCTTGCTACTGTCCAAAGCAGCCTTGAGAATGTTCAAGCTCAAGTCGTCCAATAACACTGAGTCGCAGTCATCAAACACAATGATGTTCTTAGCGTCTGAGAATTCGTAGAGCTTGGCATAGAGGCCAATGGCACTCATAGCACCCTTCACGATCTCGTAGCGTGGCTTGCGCTCGCCTAAGGTATTGAACAAGTCGTCTTTAGTGAGCACTTCTTCTACACCAAAGCTCTTGCCTACGCCTGGAGGGCCTGTCACGATCATAGCACGTACATCGCCAGCCTTCACAGCCTTGGTCATGTCCGTAAGTACTTGGAAGCGAGCACGAGTCTTCTCGATGAGCTCTTCGTCCGTAATATGTGCTACAGCACTATCAGCTACCTTGAGTTGTACCAGACTGTTCTCGCCTACGGGGGCTTCGTCAATGTGCGACACCACGCGGTAGGCACCAATGCCCTCGACCTTGACGCGAATCTTCTTGTAGGGGTTACGTCCGTTCTCAATCTCTTCACCAGCAAGGCAGGTAATTGCCTCGCCGTCAAAGTCTTTCACCATCTGCAGGCGGATGCCTGGATAGATCATGTTCTTGCGGGCACCGTAGGAACCCTCAACAATCTCAACTAGTGTAGCCATTTTCTTCGCTCCTGTGTGTTAATATGTGTCTATTGTAGCGCACTCTAGGGGTCTTGTCAACCCCTAGTTGCATTGTGGCATTTAAGCCACACATTCTTCTTCGTCAATCAAGGCCTGCAACAGGGGCTTGAAATCGTTGCTGTGGTCTGCTACAAACCAAACAGCTTCACCACCTACTGAACGCAGGATGTAGTCGTATTCCTCATACTGATGGTTCAACAGATAGTCCTCAAAGCTAGCAAACTTCTTGGCACTCGTACCTGTCTCGCCTCTGTCGCGTCCGTAGAAGGTGGTCATGTTGCCGTAGAGTTCTTCGTATTCCTTTTGATCCATCTCTGTGCCAAAGTGACTAAAGTCGTGCTTGGTACCTACGGTGGGCTTGAGTGAGCTGATGTCACCCAAGTCAATCAAGTCACGCAAGATGAAAGGGTTTGAATAGTGTTCCTGTAGGATCTTGCCATTGTGCGCAATGTAACCGTCCCAGTGGCAGTAGACTTGTCCAATTGTACCGTCTGCGTATTCCAACGCAATAGTGCTTCGTGTAGCCATCTTTCGCTCCTTGTTTGTTAGTGTATGTGTCTATTATAGCAGCTTTCGCCGCTCCCGTCAACCTACTGTGGCAATAACCCTGCCCACTGTAGGGTCAAACTTCAAGAACACCTTGGTGCTGTCAGTGCCGCCCTTTACAGGGAAGGTACACTTGTAACAGAACTCGCCCCCGTTCGTGATGCCCAAGAACTTGCTGCCCGTGAATTGATAGTCCTCGTTGTCTAGGGCCTTGGTCAATGCTGCAGGTGTAAAGGTAGTCAACGTTGCGAGTTGTTCTGCTGTGATCATCGTGCGACTCCTGCAGCATCCAACTCCCAGCTCAAGTCCTGAAACTTCTTGTAGAGCCTGTAGACCTGCTGTTTGGCATTGTCTAGGCACTGAGCAATGAGATCCTCTGCTGTGCCGTCTGTGAGACACTCCTTAGGGTCTGCATACAAGCAGCCACCCAAGTACTCCGAGTCTAGCTCTAGGCCCTCTACTAGTACACGTACACGCAGCATGAACCAATCCAGCTTGCCCGACTCAATGTCTGCATACAGTTCTTTCATGTCGTAGCAGCTTTCGTCGAAACAGTCCTTAGGGTCCAAGTCTTCCCAGCTCTTGTCTACAATGATCTCGAAGCCTTCACGAGTGTATACTGCCAATTCGTCGTAGTGTCTCATTTAGATCTCCGTTTCGTATTCGTAGAACTTAACAGTAGGGTCGTACTTTTTCAGCTGACGAGCCGCTGTCATCAACTCTTTATAGCGACGGTTAACTTCTGCACGGGGCAGTTCGCCATCGCAGGTCAAGTTCTCTGGGCTTAGGCAGCTGTCAATCATGTCTGCTACAGCCTGGCGCTCTGCGGCCGTGTTGAGCGTGTACTGGGTACCATTGAAGAAGCTGTTCCAATGGTTCTTTTGCTTGAGGAAGTTTTCTAGTGCTTTCAAGTTTCGCTCCTTGTTTGTTAGTGTATGTGTCTATTATAAGGCCAAAACAGCAGCCTGTCAAGCAGTTTCTGCGGGCGCAAACAGCTGGCGCATTTGGCTCATGATGTGATAGAAGCTACGTAGCTCTGACAGCTCAAACTCCTCACTGTTGGATTCCATGTAGGTCAAGGTCTCTAACAGCCCCAACCCACCCAGGCGTTGTTGTATGCCCTGTATAACTTTATAGTCTTGATCGAATAGTGACATGTCAGCTCCTTTGTGTGTAAGTGTGTATTGTACTGCCAAACTGCCAATCAGTCAACCTTCCAGCCAACAATCCCTGGCTTCTTGTGTGGTTATTGTTTCCCCACCAATGTAGTCCCCGTGGAACCCTGCCTTGTTTTCTAGTACTAGAGCCTGGCCCATATAGCTGGACTTGATCTCTATGATCTGTCCGCTTTGTTCGATGTCCGCTTTAAAGCCCACCCAGTCACCAATAGCAACTGTCTGTCCTTCTACTTTGGCTGTCTTCATATCAATCTCCTCTTGTGTCAGTGTTAAGTGTAGGCATAATAGCACGGCGAAGTTCTACTTCACGCTTATGCGCAGCCGCCTTGCCGCGAACCACTTCGTGTATCAATACTTCTATCTCACTCTTGTCTTGCAGTGTACGCAATGCATTACACAATGCCCAATCCTTGGCTTCCCGTTTGGCACGATAGAAGTGCTTGGCTGCCCGTGCCAACACGCTCTTATTAATAGTGGTCTCTGTTTTGGCAGTGACGCCTATGTAGTTGCCGCCTGCAACTCGCAGTTCATATATGATATGATTGCGGTCGGTACGCCGTTTACGGGGAGTGTTTTTTGTGTCCATACCGTTATTATACGGCCATTTGGCGAAAGCGTCAACCAAAATGATTTGACCCTACAAGCTCTAGGGTTTCTTGTTCGCGACATGAGCAGTCAAGAGTTCGCCACAGGTTATCCAAAGTGTAGCCAAAATGCCACAGATTGGCCGCCGCTGCGGCACTCTCCTTCGCCGCTGACTGCTG